CGACGTAACGTGATCTCATTGCGAAGATCAGTCCAGTAGGGCCGCTCATTGGTTGTACACCAGCAAGGTCATAAGCGACCAAGTTTGGCATAGAACGACGGATTAGACTAATCAATACGGGGTCGAAACCTGCAACAGGACCTGCAGCAGTAGCATCGGCACCGAATCCACCACTACCACCAGCTTGGTTTGCACTGTTGGTTGGTGTTGCTTCCATCAAGTTGATACCTGATGAGAAGGCTGCTTCCTCTCTGAGGAATTTCTCTTGGTTTTCTAGCAGGACAGCGGTGACTGCTTTACGATGAGGATCTTTAATTTCATCAAGACCTTCATAGTTAAGAAGTGGAGCCCACTTTTCCTGCAACTGTTCTGATTGGAACATTTGCTTTTTTACCTAATAAGTGAGTAAGTTTGATCTATTATAAAATCATTTATTTCTTAAATGCTGAAAGTGACTTCAGATAAGCAGACATTGAATTAGAATGTGACACAGCACCTTCTGCATTGTCTACTCCTTCGGACAGAGTTTCAGATTTAGACTGTGGAGATGTTGCCTTTGTAGAGAAATAAGACTCTTTCAAGGTCTCCAGTTTTTCACGATAAGATTCTTCACTTTCAAACTCCACACTTTCGGAAAGTGAGGCGAGCTTCTCTTTCTGAGTGGCTGCTAGCCCATCAGAAACTGATTCAAGAATACCACTTGCAACCGACTCTCCGAGTCTGTTGTTTAGACCGATATTCTTCTCAATTTGCTCATTGAGTTTGGTCTCCATATCATCTAGTTTTTCTACCATGCTCTCAAGCACATCATATTTTTCTTCAGGGATTGAAACATAATGTTCTTCAAAGAGTGACCTCATACCTCCTAAGAAGGATTCGGTCATATCTGTTTTAAGTCCTTGCTCAACTGCAAGGGCATTTTCTTGGAACCACTCATCTGCAACGTACTCAAGATAAGAATCAACACGCTCAGAAAGTGCAGTTTTCTCTGCTGCAATCTTTTCTTCGAGTGTCTCTTGGTACTGCACTTCCAATGCCTCTTTAACTTCGGCGACTTTGGAACTAAGTGCGGTTTCAAAAACAAGCTTTGCTTTTTCGCGGAACTCTTCGGATAGTTCTTCACCACCTAGGAGTGCATTAACATCATCCTCGATGTTAACTTCGGGTGTGGTTGTCTCTTCTTCCACGGTTTCCTCCTTTTCAGCGACGACTTCCTCAGTAGTTTGCTCTTCTTCAATTACTGCTTCATCGGATGCTTCGACTTCTTCTTTCGCAGTCTTACCTTTACGGTTAGTAACTACATCAGAAACCTGCTTAAGTGTTTTGCCAGGTGTCTTCAGCTTCGCTGAATCATCGTCAACCTTATAATTCTCTGGAGTTGGTCCTCCTAGATCCTCATATGTAGGTGCAGTGCCGCCAGTTGTTAATTTTGGCATTGGCTCACCAGGTTTGGCGTTGGCATTCACAGCAGTCTTAGATTGCTTAACGCTAGGGTTAGCTACTGACTCTTCCATTTCTTGTAATTTCGTACCACGAGACATTTGTTCGACTCCGATTTTCTTGTAATTAAAATCTATATTTATTTAGAAGTTTTATAAATTTGATAAGAAATCATTAAATAGAGCAAGTTTTTGCTCATCTAATCTTTTCTGATCAACTAGAGTGTTAATTTGCTTGTATGTTTTCTGTGCATACTTCTCACGAAGGATACCACCATCCCAAACCCACTCTTTTCCTTCCATTATTCCATCCACAAATGCGTCTGGAGCAGAAGGGTCGGCAACGATATCAGCAGCAGTTGCTAACTGAAAATCTTCACCTACAACACTGTATCCTTCTTTAGTTTGTTGGAGTGAACCAACACCTCTAGATGAAACACCTAGTTTTACACCTTCTTCTATAAGCGAAGATGCAATTTTACCCATTGGTGTGCCGAGGATTTTTGCTTTACCAATGAAGTTAGAACCACTCTCTTTAAGAGAAACGATTTTATGTGAAACTCTGTCGAGGTTCACGGTAGGTCCTTCTGGATGACCCAATTCACCAAGTGCTCTTCCTGAAGTGATATGATTTTCGCTATAGCGACCTACTTCACGACGGAGTGTTTCCATAGGATAAACACGTCCATTGCGATTCTTCATATCTGCTTGAAGAAATACTCCTTCAATATACATAGACTTCTTGCCATTTTTATTTTCGACAAGAAACTCTACTGATTCAATTTCTTCTCTAATCAGTTTCATTATGCGTCCCCAGAAACTTGAACTTGTTGAACCCATATAGAACCAGCAGCGGCTCCATTTGGTATTGCTGAAACTTTCAATGTATTAACGAGAGATGCACCCTTAAAGTTGAATGCAGTACTAATACCAGATGTATTAGCTTCAACTGTTAACCTAGTTTGAAAATAACCTTGGTAATCAGATGACGAATCAACTGTTAGAACTTTGGTATCATTAATAAGAGTAGTCCAGTTTGAATCATTTGCATCCGTTAAGGTTACACGATTTCCAACCACAAATGGCATTTGGGTTCCTTCTGGACATGTAATAGTAGTAGTACTTCCTTTAGTGATAGATGCAACTGCTTGTGATGCTTTAGTTAAAGCTAAAACTGCTGATCCACCAGAAGGAATATAGTAATCTGCTTTAGTTGCTACAGGATCAGTTCCTATTGCAACGTTAACTGCAGTACCAACTGGTACTATTCTTACTGAATTAGATTGAACTTGAAAAGCGGCGGTTGTTTTTGCAGTTCCAGCAGCTGCAAATGTGGCCGTCACCCCTGTTCCAACTGGTCTATGTGCCATTACTACTATAACCTAGGTTCATTTACTACTTATTTATAAAATTATTCCGCACCTGTTTCAGCAGCAACGGGAAGTTCTTCCTCATCTGCTTCTGCTTCAGTTTCGGTATCGACTTCATCTTCAACTTCATCTTCAACCTCTTGGTCACCAAATAAACTATTAGCTACCTCAGGTCTAAATGCATCAATCCTTTCTGCTGATTTTGAAAACAGCATATCCTTAATACGATCACTAATTTGAGATGGTGATTCATCTTTAGTAATCATATCCATCAGTTCAGCTTGAACTGCATTCATATCAGGTTTCTCATTTTCAGGCATTGTATTTAGAATAAAATAACAGTCAAATAGTATTTATACACTATATCAAGTGTGGAATTGATGTTCGAGTAGCATAGTATAGAAAATATTCTTTATTTTCATTACTCTTTCATACTCTTCTGGTTCTGTATTACCATTTTGAAGATAAAAACTTAACCCTTCGTACATATAACGAACATCTTGTATAGTGAAATTTGCTTTAATATAACCCCTTCCAACATCATCTCTCTGGGGTTCACCCATATCAGGCATTAGATTTCTCCGCCTTTAGGTAACTCCCGTTTTCCTGCTGGTGATAATGATTCTCCTTCTAAATCTGGATCAGCAACTGGCGCACCAAGATCAGATTCGCCCTCCATAGCCATTGGATCTATTGGCATACCTGTTTCTGGGTCTATTGGAATAGAAGGATCAGGTATAATACCATCAGCAATTTCCTGTTCAATCTTTTTATCTTCTTCAAGAATCTCCTCATCAGTCTGACGAAGAATTCTACGTCTCACATAGTCCTGTGAATAGTACTTACCAATGTAAGGTTCAGCAGTTGCAGCAACGTTAATTCTCTCATTAAATAGTTCAGTTTCCTTCAATTCTGAGAAGTGATTATCATACAAGAAGTCATATTGTATGTGTTCACTCATTATTTCCCAGTCTTCTGGGGTGATTATATTCTTTAAAATTAACTGAGTTTTAAGCATATCATCGAACATTCTGGAGAATCTCTTCCTTAAACGTCCAACAAACTTAGTGAATTTTAATTCATCTCTTAATATCTCTGAGGATCTTCCGAGGTTAAATCCTCCTTCTCCGTCCATTCTTGATGGGGGTACATTGAGCGACCTATATAATTTCTTTTTGAAGTACTCAATATCCGTGATTTCCCCCAGGTTTTGTCCTCCTGGAAGAGTAGAAATTTCAGTACCACGCCCTCCT